TGCCAGGGTTTGGCTGCTGTTGGGTCGGCAGGTGCCGATGCAGGGGCCGGGGCCGGGTCTGCGGCGGCCGGCGCGGCGGCGGGCGTATCACCGGCGGCGGGTGCGCCGTCTGCAGCTGCGGGCGCACCGGCACCGACGCCGTCCTCCGGGGCGCGCATGGCCAGAAAGGTTGCCCAGAACGGGCGCATGGGAAAGCGATCACGCATTGAAGTCCTCCATCAGATCGTTCAGTTCGGTGGGCGACAGCGCCATCAGCGCCGACAATTGCAGGGCAAGATCACGGCGGCCCGCCTCATAGGCCAACCGCTGGGCATCAAGGCGCAAAACCTCGCCGTCTTGCATCGGTTGGGTTGCCATGATGCCGCCCAGCCGGATCAAGTCGCCCAACAGTTCGGGATTGCCCTGCCGGGCACGCGACCAGCGCCGGGCCATTTCGACTTCCGACACAGGGTCTTGGTTCAACGCCTCGGCCTTGGCCACGCGCGGCGTGTTTGCCAGCCCCCGCAAAAGGCTCAGGCGGTTCCAGATATTCACTGAACGCCCCCCTGCCCTGCAGCGGCCAGCGCCGCACCTGCACCGGCCATGTCTTTCATGGCGCCAGCGCCTTGTTTCATGGCTTCCATTGCCATCATCGCTTGCTGCTGCTCCTGGCGGGCGGCGGCGATGGCATCGGCTTCCTCGCGCGACCGCAGCATCTTGCCCGGTGCGCCACGCGCGGCAAACAGCGTCTCCACCAGCCCGTCTGTGTCGATCCGGTCCATCGCGCGCGGATCGATCTGCATCAGAGGGGCCAGATCCTCCAACAGCCGAATGGCGGCCGTGCCCTCGCTGGCCTTCTGCGCCGCCTCTGCCGCGCTTTCATACTTCACGTCCAGGGCAGCGCCTGCCAGCTCGGGCGGCGGTGGGGGCAATTGCCCGGCCCGCCACAGGATGGAAAACCGCCGCTCGATCTTTGGCGCCAGAAACTCGGTCTGCACCCGGCCTTGGTGGGGCGCCCAAAGGCGGGTGCGTTCCTCGTTGATCGTCGCCACTTCCGTGGCCGTCATCCCCGTGCGGCCGACCAGCTGGGTCAGCGTGAAATGGAACGCATCCTTGACCTCTTGCAGCTTTTCCTGACGGTCCTGCAAGGTCAGCCCGACAGCGCCGCTCAGCTCCAGTGGGCGCAGCATCTGCCGCCCTTGCATATCTACGCCGCCATAGACCACCTTGCCGGGCCGGATGACGCCGTTCAGCGTGATGGCATCGCGGTCAGGGGCCAGCAGCGTGGGGTCTGCCGCCATCTGCGCCCGGCGCACCACCGCGTCATCCATCCGCCCGTGGATGCGGGCCGATGACAGCGCCACGAACCCGGGGCCAAGGCCATAGGTCTGGCCCGTGTCCACATGCCAGCGGGCAAAATGGAACGGCATTTCGTCATAGCCTGCCTCGCGCAACAGGCTGCGCTCGACTTCGCAGGTATAGCGCGACAGCCACGCCTTGCCCCGCGCGCCAAGCCTGCGGCCGGGCATCCAGTCATCATTGCGCATCACATGGTGATAAAACGCAAACCGATCGGTGCTTTGCTTCTGCGCCAGATCCAGCAGCTTGGCAGGGACGCGCCCCTTGAACAGCCGGGCCGCCGCGGTGGGCGTCAACATGAACCGGCGCACCACCTCGCACACGCGGCCAAAGGCATCGATGTCCACCACGATCTCGGCCAGGCTGACCGAAACATCCATGATCTTCTGTTCTTCCTGCACCAGCTCGTCATATTCGGCGGCATTGCCCAGCACGGCCAGACTGCCGAAAACCTGCATGGCGGTGGCATAATAGGGGCTGATCGCCGGGCCAAAGCTGGCCAGCACCCGGCTTGTGACCTGATCCATCCACCGCTTCGCCACCGGGTTTGCGTTCAGATCGTCGTCATTGGTCTGAAACCCGAACCAACGGTTGCCCGGGTTGGTCATGGTGCCGTAAAGCGTGGCCGAAAAGCTGTCGGAGGCATAGATCGGCGCGCTCGACAGAGGCATTTCGATGCTGCGGGCGGCCGGATCGGTCAGGCCAAAACCGCCCAGATAGGGGCGAAAGATCCGCGCAACATCGGTCCACAGCTGCTCGTGCTGCGCGCGGCCGGTTTTCAGTTCATTCCAGCGCCGCTCTGCCATGTCATGCGCTTCGGTGCCGGTCAGGGTGGCGTCCATCGCACTCATTTTGCCACCCCGCCCAGCGTCGGCGTGGTGCCAGAGGGGATGCCCGTGGCGCTGGTCAGCACATCGGCGGCCGCACCGGCGCGACGGCGGCGCATCCGCGCCTCCATATCCGCCTGGTTCAGCGCCTCTTGGTTGTCATAGGCAGCCACCTTGGGCTGCTCGATTTTTGGGGTTCTGCCAAAGCACATGCGTCACGTCCTTTCAAACGGTGCTGGGGATGGGGCGCAAGCGGGGGAATGGGCTGCAACAGACAGCCAGGCAAACTGGCGATAGATGACCTGCCCGGTCAGGCCAAAGCCGGGCATGTCGCAATCATGGGCAAAGCCCAGGGCGCGCAACAGGCCAGCCGCGCGCGGATGATCGGCCCAGGCACGGGCCTCGATGCGGTGGATCCCGCGCGCCTCGGCCTCGATGGGCAGATGCGTGCGGATCTGGCGCACCAGCTGCACCAGCTCGCGCCGATAGCGCAGATGATCGCGGGCCAGCAAAGCGGCTCCTGCCACCCCGGCCTGCCCGGTGTTGGACAGACCGAACACGGCAAAGGCGGTCCCGCCTGCGGTCAGCGCGACAAAGGACAGAACCCGATAAGGCTCTGCCGCGCGCCAATCCGCCCACAGCTGCATGGGCGCGCTGGCCTGCCCGCGCACCAGCTCGGCCTCGATCTGATCCATCGGATCAAGCCGCTGGAACACAGGCAGCGCGGTCATGTCGTCATATGGGCGGACTGTGATCATGGGTCAGCCTTTGATCGCTTCGGCTTCTGCGTCGCAAAGGTTCAGCGCATATCGCAGCCCCATGGCAGCGATTTGGATGGCCTCCTTTTTTGCATCAGCGCTCCGGCCGGTGTCGGCACGAACATGCTCTCGCAGTTCCTCCAGCTCTTCCCAGATCACGCTCCACCCTTCGTGGGGCGAGTGCATGGGCGCGTGTTTGCGCTCGGCACGGCGCACTTCTTCGACGATTGCGGCGGCAAGTGTCTCGATGCGGTCAGCCATCACACTGCTCCCGTCACAACATAGGCTTGCATCGCGCAGGTGTTTTTCAGCCATGCACGGACGGAAAGGCCAGACATCACATTTGCCTCAGCGGCGATGACGCGCAGTTGATGATTGGCTGCCTCAGCATTGGCGGGCTTGGCCTTTTCAGCGTCAGGGTCGAACCAAGCGCGCATCACACCGCCTCCCCATTCAAAATCGCCCGGCGGGCCTTGCTGCACCAGGTGGACAGGGCGATGGTCAGCCCGGCAGTGGTCTGCATTTTGACGCCCAGCCAGTCCATCTGCACCGCGTCGGCCTTGTAGCTGATCTTGGCCCCGGCCTCGATCATCGCCTCGACCAGCGCTGCGCGCTGATTGCCGTTGTTGCCGGCCTCGACCTGCGCGATCGCCGCGCGCAACTCGGCGGCGCTGGCCATTTTGGCCTTGGCCTCCTTGCCCTTTGGCGCCTTGGCCTGCGCCTCAGCAGCCGCTTTTGCCGCAGCAGCTTCGGCATCCGCCTTGGCCTGTGCCGCCTCAGCAGCTGCAATATCCTCGGCGGTCGTTGTGGTTTGTTCGGTCATCGTATCGATCCTTTCGGGGTTACAGTTTGGCAGCGATGTCGATCGGCAGTTGCATCCGATCGATGGCGCGGTGCAGCGCATCGCAGGCGGCGGCCAATGCGGGCACCAACCCATCACGGTTTGGCGCACATTCAGCGTTGCCAGCCTCAACAGGCCATGTCCCGTGCATGCGCTGGACGGCTTCCGTCAGCTGCTGGTCTTGAATTCTGATGCGGTCCACAGCGCCCATCAGCGTGTGAAAAATGGCTTGCAGCTCTTGGGGCGTGTCCGGGCCGGAAGTCCGCACATTGCCAAGTGCGGGCGGCGGCGGCGGCGGATACATGGACGGCGCAAGGCCCGATGCGTGCTTGATCAAATCATCCTCCATAGGGGTTGGTGACATTCCAGCCGGTGACAAGCCCGCCGGCAGGCTCGGGGGCCATGCGTGGCCCGCCGTTGTGGCCCATCAGGGCGGATTTGCCCTGTGGGAAGCTGATGGGTGACATGCCGTCGCCCCGCGATTTCGACAGCAGCAGATACTGCAGCGCATCCATCACGTTGGCCTCGGTCAGCTGCTTGTTGGGCACCTTGCGCTTGTCGCCCGATGCGTCGATCTGATCGGTCCAGACATAGCGGGCCTCAAAACCCCGGATCAGGAACTTGCAAGACGGGTCGATCAACAGCCCCGGCTCGCCCCCGTGCATGAATTCCAGCGCCGCGCGCACCGCCTCCAGGCGCGGTTGCAGGCGGTTTGCGCCGATGCGCTGGGGCCGGATCGGGAATTCGGCCGATTTCGCCACAGCCCTGTTCCAGGTGGCGTTTTCCTCGGCCTGCGCAGCACCGCTTTCCCCGGCCACGTCGCCCCAGCCGCCCTCGATGCGATGGCCGGGAAAGCGCCGGTCCAGCAGATCCCGCAACCGTCGCCCGAATTCGGCCGCAAACAGCCGCTCGGCCGGGAAATGCAGCTCGGCCAGGATGCGCCACTGGAACGGCTCCAGGAACTGGGCGATAACCGCCGCCCCTTTGAAGCCCTGATCAAGGCCAAGCATCAGCGGCACGCCCGGCTCGGCCGCCAAGGGGCCATCGTTCACATGGATGCGGCGGCGGAACTCGCGCCCGAACACAGGCTCACCGGCGCGCAGATACGTGATCTTGTTGTAAACCAGCCGGTCCAGCATATCGCCACGGCCGTTCATCTTCATCGAGGCGATTTGCCGGGGGTAATAGCTGGCCGACAGGTTCTGCAGGTTTTCACAGCCCGGCTCGCCATAGCCCGGCTGGTTGTGGAAGGTGATGACGATCGGACGCGACCCTTCCGGCAGTCCGGCGTTGATCGTTTCCATCAGCCTTTCGCGCTGCTCGGTCGCGTGGAACAGATTATAGGTCCAGTTTTCCTCGTCGGGCGCGTTGAAGTCGCACACGATCTGGCCATAGCCGCACAGCTCGGGCGGGTAGCCTTCGAAATGCTTGATGCCCGGCCAGCGATCGATACGCCCGATGCCAGCGGTCAGCACCTCGATCGGCACCGTGTCTGTTTCGTTCAGCCAGATGTCGGTGGTCTGCACCCCGCGCATCGAGGCGATCACATCATCGCCGAAAGCCATGAACTCCACGCGGAATTCGATGGGCCCCTGCCCGTCATCGAACTCGATCACATGGGTCACGGGGTCGCCGCGACCGCCCGACCAGCTGCCCAGGTTTTTGGGGAAGGCTTCCAGATAGCTGGGGATCGTGGTGGACCACAGCTGCCGATAGGTTTCACGCACCACCAGGAGCTTGTAGCGCCGCCAGCCGTCGATCGTGCTGCGCGGCATCATCACAGCCCGGCGCAGACGCGATTTCAGCACCGTTGTGGT